CCGCGCCCGTCACGGGAGTAGCCGCCGTCCCGGCTGTAGTGGCCCCGGACATAGTGCTTGCCACGGTTGGCATAGCTGGAGCCTCTGGCATAGCTGGAAGGAGAGTCCATGTCGGCTGCCTGACTGTAGCTGCCATCCTCTTCAAACATTTCAATCTTGTATGTCTTCTCAATGCCGCTCAGCATATTCTTGATGATCTCTACATCACCGATAGCAATTTTCCCGTCTTTGATGGAATCAGACAGGAGATCGCAGAGGATTTCTCTGACTTCACTGTATTCTCTCATGTTTTTCTCCTTTCACGCGATGCGCTCAACAATAAAATTACTGTTGGCTACCAGAATAGGCTGTGTGCTGGTGTTCTTTGCGGCGACAGTGACGCAGCAGCCGCGAGGGACATCTACCACAGCGGCGACATAGATATTGAAGAAATCCTCTGCAGCAGCCGGGGTGACGGTAGCGGTAGAAGCGTTCAGCGCCTCACCATTGATGGAGATCGCTGCCGTGATGGCCTCCACGGTCCCACCGGTGGGGATAGCAATATTCGCTCCAAAGGACACTTTGAATTTTGCCCGGCACTGGTTCGTTAGCCCGCGAAGAGTCACAAGTCCAGCGCCTTCCCGATGCACAATGCAGGGCTTGCCTGTGTTGGCCTCCTCGGTAAAAGGCACGTTCTGACCAGCGGCAACGGTTACAATTGCGCTGTTGCTGTATTCAGCCATAAACTTCATTCCTTTCAAAAAGATAGCGGCGAGGCTGTTGCCCCGCCGCATGGTTCAAAATCGGCACGGGGCCGAACATTCCGGTCATGCCGGAAAGTTGATGTATTGGATTTTAGCAGCCGCAGCCGCAGGGGTTGCAGCCACATCCGGCATAAGGATTGGGCACCTGATAGGCCGGGACCGGCATGGGATTGATGCGGCGGATCAGCTCGGCAGTCTGCGCCTCCTGATTGGCGCTGAAGAAAGCGTTCTGCGCCGCCTGAGAAGCCTGGAACTTCAGGCTCTGGTTTTCAGCCGTCAGAGTAGCGATCTTGTCCTGGGTCAGGAAGTCCAGGATTGCCCGGGAGTTGGCGTTGGCATTGTCGATGATGTCCCGCGTGCTGGACTGGATGGTGTTGCGGGTATCGCAAGCCTGGGTAGCCATGTCATAGCGGACGCCGTCAATGCTCCGCTGGGTATCGCAGCAGCACTGCGCAAGCTGGGCGCCGAGGGCGTTAAAGCCCGCCTGTGTCTGATAGCCCAGGTTACACACAGCGGTGTCAACGCCGTGGAAGCCATTGTTGATGGCGTTGGTCAGGGTATAGGTGCTGTCACAGATTCCATTCTGGATGGAGTTGATGCCGCTCTGGAGGTTGTTCAGGGCGAAGCCCTCGTTGATATCAGAGCGTGTGGCATACCCCTGGAAACCAGGGCCGTTCGCCCCACCGAAACTACCGCCGAAACCATTACCCCAGCCGCCACCAAAAGCACCCCAAATGAGGAACAAAATAATCCAGGCAGACCAGTCTCCACCCCACATGGAGCCATTGCTACCATAACCGCCAGCAGAATACGCAGGAGCTACCGGCATAGTCAGAGTTGCGTCATTACTAAGAGACATATAACTTTCTCCTTTGTGAAAATATTTATAAATGCGGCCGCATCTATATACTTTTTGCTGATTTTTTGATATAATTGTTATGCGTGGATAGGGTCGCTCCCGATAAGCCGTTACCCTGACGGTTTCCACGCAATCTAAAATTCAGGGAGCATGAAAGGGTAAGTGCTATGAACGAAATTTGGAAAGATATTGCCGGTTATGAAGGGCTATATCAAGTAAGCAACATGGGACGGGTCAAAAGTTTACAGTCCACCAAAATGCACGATAGAGTAAAAATTTTATCTCCGGTTTGTGCCGACGGAAGGTATTTACGTGTTAGTTTATATAAAGATAAGAAATCTAAATATTTTCAGGTCCACAGGCTGGTTGCATCTGCCTTTTTAGAAAACCCGAAGGATAAGACACAGGTAAACCATATCAATGGAGATAAAACTAATAACTGTGTTGATAATTTGGAGTGGTGCACTCCATCAGAAAACAATCAACACGCATATAAAATCGGGATAAATAAAGGGTCTAAACCGTGGCTTGGAAAATCCGGGTTTCAAAATGCGTCCTCTATTTCTGTTCAACAAATAGACTTATTGACCGGGAAAGTCCTTGCAACGTATGGGAGTATAGAAGAAGCTGCACGAGAAACTGGGTGCTTAGCAACCAAAATCGGAAAATGTTGTAAAGGGTTGTTTTCTCAAACACACGGATATGCTTGGAGATATGCAGGGGTTTAATGCCCCTGCTTTTTATTTCCCAAACATTCCCCGCATCCCTTCAAACACACCTGACATCTGCTGGGCCTGCTTTTGGACCTGGTTAAGCTGATCTTGGGAAATGCGTCCAGAGGATACCATCTCTTGTATCATGGCGTTGGGGTCCTTGCCTTTCATTTGATTCATGAACTGCTGAAACTGCTGCATCATGTTGGGCTGTCTGTTGCCGCCCATCGCCTGGAAAAAGGGGTTCATTCCGCATCCTCCTTCTCTGTATTTGTAGCCGCCAGCGCATCCAGACGGGCCTCCAACGCCTCCAGACGAGACAGGGGCGCATACTCTACCGCCGGAGCCTGTGGGGCCTGTACGGGCCTCTGATTGCGCTCTACAAGGTCATATATCTTCATGCTGGGCTTGCCGCTTGCGTCCGCCTGTTTGAGATAGACCACTGGAGAATTGCTGTCCCATAACGTAACAGCGGAGTTTGGAGCGACTAGATAATTAGCCGCCTCCATCTCGCTCTGCACCCACACAATAGACGGAGATGCCGGGGCTTGCTGCGGCTGCTGCATGGGTTGATAGGACTGCCGCAGCTGCGTCAGCTGGTCCGCCATAGGCGGCTGATACGGTTGGTACGGCTGATAGTAATAGGGATAGTTCGGCATCTCACGTCATCCTTTCTGCCAGTAGTACAGCACAGTTTCGTGTTCACTGTGCCATGTATCGTAGATCACACCATCCTGCAGGCATACCACATGGCCGGACAGGGCCAGAATGTAAGTCCCGTTTGGATGCCCCATCGCAAACTCCGCCACGGTCATATCCTCGGGCGCCATGTCCCGCCGGAAGCCATGCCGCCGGAGGTAAGCGCCCCATGTGGCGTTGGCGCTTGGCATATCACCCCTCACAGCGCCCTCAATGCAGAGGCCAAGATATGTCCTGTACCAGTCCTGCTCCAGCGCCTTCGAGATGGCCCGGACGGTACAATCCCCCACATTTTTCTCGTAGGGGTTCGGATTGTAAAATTCAAACATATTGCTTTCGGTCGTCATACAAAAGCTCATTCTGTCGGATAAACCGTTCCAATCCGGAGAAGTCTCCCTCCGCCGCATACTTCTCGCAGGTGTCTCTTGCTGTGGACTCCGTGAAGCCGCAGGCTACCAGCCGGGCCACCAATTCAGCACCATTCAAAATCAAATCAAACACGTCCTTATCAGTGAAATCAGGAGGCCGCAAGGAGGGCGGCGACGTGTACCAGCCCTTGTTCCTTACGTCCTCCTGATGATATTTTCGCAAAAAAAGGCCCCGCCTGGGTGGTGCCCAAGCGGGGTTTCGGTGAAGTTATGTGAAATGTAGTTTTTGAGCTGTGCTTTCAACTTTGTTGAGAATCCGTTTGACTCGGTGAGAGATGGTAGACCGCTCCCAGCCGAACTCCGCTGCAATGTCGATTTGCGGGACCTGGTCGATCAGATAGCGCCTGGCAATGTCCGTGTCGTCGTTCCCAAGATTGGCCTCCCGGATGGCCGTCTCCATCTCGGAGCGCATAAGGCCATCCAGGCTATCCGGTAATCTGACACGGGCAGTTGCCACAGTTTCACGTCCTTTCGATCAGCTTCCAAAACCGATACAGCATCGTACACATCTGCTGCCGGGTAACGGGCTGGGAGAGCATTAGGTCCTCCTCGCTGTTGCCCGTCAGGATGCCGTTTGCAATGGCCCATTCCACGCCCTCCTTGTGGGCGGGAGACGGTGTATTGTCCATGATCTTGACCTCCAGTCTCTTCTTGAACTCTGCCCACTTCTGGGCGTTCACCAAGTACGACGGGCAATGTTTCCCAGTCACATCAAAGTGACGGTACACGTTCTCAATGGGGATGCCGTACTTTTCCATCAGTGCCCGGCCCAGAGCGGCAGCGTTGGAAAGCGTGGCCTCGCTGGCCTGATAGACACCGTTCCGGATGGTGTCGCACATCTCAATGGAAAGGCTGTTGGTGTTGCTGATAACGCCGTACATGGTGCCGCCGCCAGTCTTATCGGCGTTGGCGTACTTGCTGCCGCCAACGGACCATGCCACTTTTAGATCAGGCACAGACCGCCAGACTGTAGTATCATCGACAAAGTAGTGGGCGCTGGCCTTGACGATGTTGTTCTGAAAATACTTTGCGTTGTTTGCCGCCCTGTCCCCGTCATTTCCAGTGTAGTGGTACACTAGATACCGGATTTGGCTGGCGTTCCGGGAACCGCCATAGTTCCCGGAGTTCGCCAGCTGCTCCTTTATCGTGTAGCTCATTTACTGTCACTTCCCAGCTGCTTGATTACCTGGTTGGCTCCGGTAGCAGCCAGGCCGCTCACAATGCCCACAGCCGCCGCGGTGATGTAGTCCGTGGCCGGGAAGTCAGGCATGAGGAACATACCTACCACACCCAGCACAGCACCGCAGACACCGCAAATGATGGGGATGAACTTGCTGTCCAGAGAGGACGCTTTCACGCCCTGCCCAATCAGCAGGCAGATGATGGTGATAGCCGCCACGCCTGTAATTCCGAGAGAAGAAATGTCCATACTCAGCCCTCCGGTTCCACCAGGGTGTCGCCCTTCAGTTCGTACTTCTTCCCTGCGATGTACACGTAGGCGGTCTCGGCGCCCATGTTCACATCCACGGTCTTGCCGTTCACCACATGAACCTTCTCCAGGCAGCCTACGCCGTGGTCCATCAGGCCATAGCCGTTGACGGTGTCGGGGGTCTCCCCCGCGGTGGTCGCCACGAACTCCTCTTGGGTGATGACGTTGCGGTTGGGGTCCAGGGTAAAGCCCGCCTCCGCCTCCCTCAGCGCCTCATTCGCCTCAGGCAGGGTCATTTCGCCAGTGGTGTACTTGTTCAGAATTTCGTTGGTAGTCATAAGTAAGCTCCTTTCAAATTACAGCCCAATGCGGGCCAAAATAAACGCAATCACAGCCGCCAGAACCGCCCACACGGACTTGTCCACGATGGCCTCCCAGCGGCGTCCCGGTTTTGCCGTCTGTTCCTCCTGCTTTGCCAGCAGCTTTTCGATGTTTTTGTCCATGTTGGAAATCTGCTCGTCCAGCTTGGCGTCTCGGGCAATCTGCTCCCGCTGCCAGTCATAGAACGAGTTATGGAACTTCTTGGAGTCCTGCTGCCAGTCCTCCAGGGCCTTGATGCGCCCCTCCAGACGGGCCGCCGCTTCCAGGCCAAAGCAGTCATGCCGGGGGTCTCTAACGCACTTCTCGTCAGCCATTGGACACCTCCCCCAGGTCCTCCCACTTCACGCCCACGCTTCCGGGTTCCCACACATTGAAGTCCTGCCCGGACCGCCAGATATGGCCCTCATACGTGCAGCAGTCCCCGGTCATATACGGCGAAGTGGAGACGGCGATAAACGGCAGGGCCTTGGCCGGGTCTGTGGACCATACAAAGCCCCACTGTGCGGGCAGCTCCTCCGGCTCCTGGGTGTAGACCGTGCTGTCATAGTTCTGGATCAGCCGCACCACCCGGCCGGCAGAGGAGCGGCAGACAAAGCCGTCCGTCTGCCCGGCCTTGCGGTCCAGCATATTTTGGGCCGCCACGGCTGCCTTGAAGTCCGGGATGTAGTCCTCAGCGGCATACAGCTCCGTGCCGGTCATGTCCGGGGACCGCTCCTGGAGCGCCTGGGCCTGGATGAGCCCCGCCCGCTGCATGGCGTCCAGGACAAACTCTTTGTCGTTCATGATACGCTGTTCACTCCTTCCCGGATGGCCGCCGCCAGCTCGCTGTATGTCACATACTCCGGCTCCGGTTCCGGCTCAGGTTCCGGCGGCTGGCTGGCTTTCCAGGCCTCCCAGGCCTCAACATCCGGTGTAACTGTCACGGAACTGTCCGCAATGTCCTCGTCCGGCTCTTGGGTAATGGTGACAAACCCATTGTACTGCACCAGCGTCTCTGCCTGACTATCGGCCAAAGGGAGACCGTCGGGGAAAGGAGTACTCTGCGGAGCTGGATACGCCCCGGATGGGTTTGGGATTGGCTGGATATATTGCATAAGATCACTCCCGATTTCAAAACTTCCCTTTGATTTATACACAATTTTTGTTGTAGCCGCTTTCACCCAAATGCAACCCACCTATACGTCCTATTGGCGTTAAGCTGATAGTTCGCGTTGGGCCCATCAGCATACCAGGAAAACTTATTTCCAGTCAGCGTATAATACCGATATTTATCGGGGTAAGAAGAAACAATATCCTTTGATATCCCAGGCGCCCACAAAATCATTCCATAGGAAACATAGGAAGTTTGACCGTTTTGCGGCTGAGAGAACAATCCAGTAGTATCAAAAATCAAAACGAGCTTTGGTGTAAAATTAAATGTGAGGCTGGTTGGATATGTGGAACCATAAGCCCCGGTCCCCGTGTAAGTTCCAGTTTGAATTTTCCCGTAACTGGAAATCTGACTTGATGTAACAAGCGGAATTGATTTATTAAAAATATCACTAAAATTATTTCCGCCCTTGTATAGTACCGCATCGGTCAGTTTCTGAAGTGCCAGCATCAGGTTTCCGCCCCAGAAGTCCGGTGTCCGCACACATTCCGCTAGCGAGAGCGGCCAAATATCCTGTCCCTGCCACTGTAGCTGCGCTGTGCCGCCGCTGTCCGAAAAAATAGGGCTCTCCTTGCTATACGTCCATGTTCTGGTCACTGATACTGTACCGCTTCCCGGATTGGTTGAGGCCGTAATTTTAATGGTTACCCCGCTACCTGTTGGAAGATCCAGCACAGAGATTTTGTTGGTGCCTCCGTTCTCCGCCGTGAACCTCCTCGTCTCCGTGTCGTTGGTGGTCTCGACTACTGTCAGGGCCTTGTCACCGCTGGAAGAAACCGTGTATGTCACGTCGTTGGTCAGGGTGCCCAGATCGCCGTCAGACCCGGAAATTACCAGGGCAGAAAGAGGGACTACGGAAACAGATGTGCTCGTTGTATAATCGCCATATTTCCCGTTTGCGAAAGACTTGACGCGGTACTGAACGCTTGTCCAGGTTCCCACCGTTTCCTCAAAGCTCGTGTTCGCTCCGGAATACACTTGCACCCAGTCGGCGTCTGTGTTCGCTTTGCGCTCCAGGATGTAGCTGCTTGCTCCATCTACGGCAGACCAGCTCACCGTGATCTGCCGTCCCTGCATGACCTGAATCGGCACATTCAAGGCGGTGGGGGACGCCGGAACGCCAACGGTTCCATCATCCGAAACCAGGATGGTAGGGTCCATAATCATGGCAGGTAGGGCGCCATAAGAGGGGTTTACCGAGGTGCTGCCCAAGCTGCCATCGGGCAAGACGTAAAACTTTCCGTCTGTGCTCGTAGAAACTGGAGAGCGAAGCCACCAAGCAGCCGCGGCTCCATTCAGTTTAGCAATCCGCTTGCTATTGGCTTCCGTGTCAAGTCCACTCTTGAAGTAATCCAGCTTCGCGCCGTCTGCGGGCATAATTCCGCTTGGGTCAGACAGGCCGACCTCATACCCGCCAAGAGGGAACAGCTTGCACTCCAAACCATTTTCTCCACTTTTGATGTTCCAGAAAGGTTCTCCATTTCCTGGATGGTATGGGATTTTCACTGTCCTGATGGCAGACTGGATGTGGCTTTCATACCTTCCCAGATACCCAGCCATCGTAGACATAATTGTGGAGCCTGCAAGTATGTTTGCATTGGTGCTGTTCCACTGGACGTTCTCCACAATGTCCTGCCGCAGCAACCACGCACCGTCACAGGAACTACCATACAGTCTTACATCCGGGTTCCCGATATGCACCACGATGTAGTTTACTGGGAATCCGTTCTCGTCGATCTTGACGATGCTCCCCACCGCCACGCTGCCAAGTGTCTGCGCCATCAGTTACCACCTCCGTTGTAGGTTACTTGGATTTCAGCCGCCGTAAAGGTGGTTCCGATCAGATATAAGGCGTCGTTAACAGTGCGGTTTGCCGTGTTCCCAAAAAATACTGCTTCCGTCTCCGGCTTAAACAGCGTAGCCGTGCTGAGGGGCGTTCCAACCTGTGACGGCTCGTCTGCCCTTACAAGGTCGTATGTATTCTCTTGACCGGAGACAGGAGTAAGTTTAACCCGCCCCGGATAAGTAGGGATTCTGTCTTGCATGTTGCCTCCTTACCATTCGCCGGCGTAACCGTCACCAGCGAACAACCACAGAAGATTGTTGCTGACCCATAACAACAAATCGTTGATATCGGTCAATATCCGCTCGACGTCATTTGCCTGCTCATAGGTGAGATGTTGCATGGTTTCAGGAGTTTCCGGCGGAGCCTGCCAATCGGAGGGATAAACGGGAATATTGGACATCATGGAGCGCATTGCCGCCACGTTGGAAAGGTAGTTCTCCAAATCCTGGCTAGTCGGAATATCATTGATAGTCCAGTCAGTCTTAGGAGTAATCGCCATAGGAAAACCAAACCCGCCGAACAAATCAGCGATATATTCAATCGCTTCTCCAACTCTGTTCAGGTCCGTTGCGTTGTAAGCTCCTCTCACGCCGGCAGACCATTCCACTTTTTCGCCCTCTGTCATTCCGTCCCAGCCTTTATCATGCAGAGTACGCCAGCGGGTCACGTCGGATTGTGTTCGGTCTGTTATCAACGTGTCGATAATACTCATACTAGCCTCCAAGGGATGCCACAGTCGCCACAACGGTATTTGACAACTTGACTTCCATGCGGCGGAGATTCCCGGCGTTCGTGGTCCCCCATGCGGTTGGAAGCGTCACGCAATCGCCTAATAGCTCTCCTGCCCAAACGATCTTCGCATTGGTGGTAATCCGTTTTGCATAGTAGTCATAGACCCTCTGTGCCGTGGCTTGCCCGATATCCGGCGAAACGAGAGTGGCGTCCGCAACCTCAATAACATTTTGCTTATCAGTGGCAATTACATCTGGGTTAGTAATGGTATAAACTGTTTTGGCATCGTCGTATTTGACACCGTTGATCTCCACGCCTCCGTTCTCGGCCTGAGTATATACATGGGCGGTCACTCTAACCTCTGTCACAAGCGCGCTGGTGTCCACGGTGACTCCAGTAAACGTGTAATCCTCTGGGATGGCGTCAGGAGTCCCCGGCAAATTAAATACTCGGATGCCGTCCCGCCCATCAGTTGACGCGCACACGCCCCACGCAAATAACACCTGCTGTATAGCCGTCCGGATAGTTCCGGATGTAATAACTCCTGTCAAAGCCGTGTCCTCAACATCTGCATCATACTCGATGGAAAACCGTCCATTCACGATCTCTTCCAATAGAGATTTTGCGGATTTCGCATTGTACACGCCGCCAGGGAATGGGCTGTCATCCAGCACTCCAAAAGCGTCCTGACAGTCGATTGTGTACAGGTTTTGCGCCTGTCTGGTGTGGCTGTCGATGTAGTACACGCCGATCAGTTTATCGTTGTTTCTGACCTCTACGGGCTGTTTGAGCTGGAACATAAAGTCCACGTCTTCCCGGCTGTCTAACGTCCAGTTCATTGTAGAGATGGGCATTTCCGTGGAAATCAGGCTCATTTCGTTGATGATGGAAGCGGACCGCAGTTCAGACATCCCGAAATAGCGGTAGACGCCGAAAATAATATGTTCCAGTTTCGCCCGCCGGTTGGGAAGATTCGTGCTGCCCAGGGTAATGACCACTTTGTCATAGCTCTGCACTTTCCGATTGCAGAAATACGTTGCTGCATTGGGCGTGAAATCCACGTCCGCCTTGAGAGATTCCCCCTGATACCACTTGATGTTGACCGACGGGCAATAGTCGCCAGAGGCCGTGTCAAACACCAATGTAATGCCGACGGAGGAATACTGCTGGTCCATTTCAAACGTGATGACTGGCTTATTTGTAAAGGCGCAGTCATCACCACTCATTTCCGCAGACCAGAATGCAACCTCCTGTGTATCTACGGTGACATATTCCCCAGTCAAGCCCCAGTGGTTCGGTTCACAGGTAATGGTCGGTTCCGGCGTGATACCGAATGGGAGTTTTGACGGCGCAGAAAAGGACATCGCCTCCGTAGTGGAGACGGAAGCGTCCTCGTCCGCTCCCGGCGCTATGTCCTTGTAAAGTACAGTAGTAACACTCACGGAGTCACCTGCGCTTCCATGGGGACAAAACTGACTTCGATTTCGCCCCAATAGTTGATGCCGTTTTCCACCTTCTCCATATCCTGCGAGGCGCTGGTGTAATAGGCTTCATACGAGATCGTGGTTTGCCCATCAGCAGCTTCCAACTGTACAGAGTCATCGACGGAATGTTCCACCAAGTAGTCCCAGAACTCGTCAAGGCCATGATAGTTGTCACCCCGACGAAACACTGTCAGCTGATGGCCGATATACGTTCCGATGATGTCCCGCACCATGCGGCCAGTCATTACACGACCCGCGTTCTCTCCGTCCAAAACGTTGAAATTTCGGTTGTATGCGGAAATGGCAACATCCGCGTCAAACTCTTTTCCATTCAGTTTGATGTAGCTCATGTCACACCCCCGCCAGATTGACGCCGATACGCCGGGTCTCCGCCTTGTTCAGCTTATAGACCACCTTCCCCAGCTGGTCTCTATCCAATTGTAAGATAACAGTCTGCTCACCTCCGCCCAAATTGGCAGTTTCCTCGCGTACAATGCGGCGGATCAAGCTCTCAGGCGCTTCAATGTTATTCCCCTGCTTCTGGTCACCCAAGACAGCGAGAAACTCCCGGTTAGGCGGAATAACCGCTCCTTGCGCAAGATACGGTATATTCGGGATTGTAAAGGGGCGGATTTCCTGACCGCCAAACGTTCCCAGGAAAGGAATCGTGACTTTCGGAATCCTAATAACCAGATGCTCGTTAATCCAGTCAATAAACTTGTTCACAAGGGAAATTCCAATATTGAGCGCGTCCTTGATTGTCTGCACAAATCCGTCCCAAATATTAGAAAACGCCTCTGAAATACCGTCCCATGCTTCATTCCAGTCGATTGTAAAAACATTAACGACAAATTCAATAACGCTTGTCAGCCATTCCAGGATTTGGCTTACACCGTCCGCGATCGCTCCAACGACTCGTCCGAAAATATCAATAACGGCCTGAAACGCCGCAGAAATTGGCGGTCCAAAGGTATTCACAAACCAATCAACCAGCGGCAAGATAAACTCGTTATAAATGCGGAGGGCTCCTTCAATCAACGTACCTACAAAGTTTAGGAAGTTGTCGAGTAACGGCTTCAAATGCAAAGTCCAAAGCTCTGTAAAGGTATTGCCCAGAGTAGTCAAAACCGGCTTCAAGATCGTGTTCCAGATATTCACAAAAACAGACGTTGTGTCACTAATTGCGGCCTTGATCTGGCCGAAAATGGGTGCGCCCCATGTATTCCAGAATTTGATAATGCTGTTCCAAACGTCATTCCAAATATCTTGGATGATCTGCATGGCCGGGGCAATCGCATCTTGCCAAATCATGTCAAACACGGCCTTGACATTTTCAAAAAGCACATCTCCAACACTCAAAACCTGCGTCGCAATGTTAGTAAGCAGAGGGAGAATATCAACAGCCCACTTTGTCAGCGTGGGGAAAATTACGATGTTCCAAATATCGGAAAGCACCATTGCTGCAGAGTCCAGAAGCCCTCCGACAACATTCCCAGCCGTAAGAATAAACTGGTTCAAGAAATCCATAAACTCATTGTTGAACCAATCATATAGAGGCGGCCCAAGAGACTTGATGTCATTCCACATATCGCGGAAAACGTTAGTCAGCTTTTCTACTCCCTCAGAAATATAGGCGAACGATTTTTTGAAAGAGTCTTCCAAAGGACTAAATGCGTCTTTAAGACGGTCAATCAGCTTTAAGATTTTGCTTTCTGCAGTGCTCTCCACGATGTCATTAGAGGTAATGGTCTCAATTTTGGAAAGGCCGCCGCCAGCTGCTCCTCCCGTTCCACCACCTGAGCCGCTTGCAGAATTTCCAGTCAGCTTGTTAATTTCATCAAACGAAGCGATACTCTTTTTCTGCTCCTTGTTAGTCTCTTTCGTGGCATCGGTCAAAGCGTTCTGGTTGTCAACAGCCTCATCAATACCAGAGGAAACACCGCCCACATTATCTTGCGTCTGCGTGATTTCCGTATTGGCACCGCCAAAGATAGCCGTGATGGCTGCATTAAAAGCGTTCGCCATGTCGATTAGCGCGGACACAATCCGGTTCAGAGTCTGCACCACTGGCAAAAGCACCTGAATTAGCGCCTCGCCAATAATAGACATGAACTGCTGCCATTGCATAGAGAGAATGCGTGTCTGATTTGCCCAGCTGTCTTGCGTCCGGATAAAGTCACCAGAAGCCAAAGATAGCTGATCCAGAACGAAGTTATAACGCAGAGTCACCAGCTCCGCCTGAGACATAGCAGAAATACTTTTGGTGATGCCCTGAGACAGCGCAAACGCTTCTAGGTTGGCCTGGGTCATAACGATGCCCAGGTCTTTTAATGTCTCCGTTTCACCAGTAAAGACGGATTTCAGCTTAATATCCGCCAGCTCCTGGGAGATGTTGTAGAAGGATGCCACGTCACCCGTCAGTCCGGTGAGTGTCAAGGACATCTCTGCCGCCTCTGCTTGCGACAAGCCCATATTGCTTGCCATTGCCATATATGTAGAGGCGGTACGCTTGGCCGCAAGCTCGCTCATGCCGAAGTTGGTGATGGCGTTTTGGGCAAACTCGTCAACGGCGCTGGACATATCGCCAAAGGCCACGTCGACAACATTCTGGACTTCCGCAACGTCGCTTCCAAGCTGGATAGCCTGTTTGGAAAAGTCGATAATTTTATCAACAGCAAAGGCCGTTGCAGCCAGCTTTGCCAGCTTTGTCAACGCACTTGTCGCCTGTTGTGTGTTTGCTCGAACATCAATGATAATAGAGCCATCTGCTGCAGCCATGTTCTCACCTCCCTAGCAGTTTTTTCAGAAGTTCGTCCTCTTCTTCCGTGTAATGCCGCTTTAGATCAACTTTTGAGCGGTTCTGGTTGTAAAATTCCTTTTCCCACTTTTCGAGTTTTTTGTGTTTCCGAAGCTTGTCACGGATGGAAACAACGGCGGAAAGCTGCCCTTCCCCAATGCCCATAAAGTAAGAAACAAAGGTCCACCAATGACAGAAAGAGTCCGATCTGACATCATGCCCGGCCACCTTGATAATGTCGGCGGCGATCATTTGGTAGTCCTGCTCCCAGTCGATCAGTTTTGGCCGTTTTTTATCCTCCTGTTCTTCTCCGCAGGCGATAAACCAAAGCAGCTTTTCAATCGCTTCTTGATAATCACTTTCCGGCATTTCTTCAAATTGGGGATAGAACAGGGCCAAGCACACATAGACCTTTACAAACTCGTTTTCGCCGCCATTAAGTCTGGAAATGATGTTCAGGATATCCCGGTAATCGGCGTTGATTGCATATTCTTTTCCACCAACTTCAAGATTGACCGGGAGTGTCCATCTCATTTATTTCTTGCCTCCTGCACGGCTTTCTGCGCCTCCATCTTTGCGTAGGTCTTAACGCCGTCTTCGACGATGGGGCGCATGGCATCCAGGAAATTTGTAATGACCAACTCCCCGTTACTGGCAACAGCCATTACATTTGCGCCGCTCAGGATGCTGTCAAAGTCGTTTTCCTCACCGAACACATGGGCGAGAGACTTTTTTACGCGGGCGTCATACTCGGCCAGCAGATCAATGGCATCCTCTCCGGTCTCTGCAGATTTTGAACGTTCGTTATAATCCTTTTGGATTTGCTCGATTTCCACACGCAGGTCCTTGAACCGCTTGTACAGATTTGGGTCAGACGGATTAAACCGTAAAACGCCGCTGTCATTGATCTGGTATGTTTTAATGCCGGTATCAAATGTGATCTTCTGCATAATTCCTCCAAAAAGAGGGCACAGCACTATTCCTTTGTACTGTGCCCTTCCTTGTCTTTAGGCCGCTCCGTCTGCTTTAAAGGTTACAGTCCCTGTGGTATTGGTGATGGTCCCAAGCGTTCTGGTGCCGCCGTATGTAATGTCGCAGGAAATTTCCAGGTTTCCGCCGCCAGCGCCACCAATTCTGGTTACAGACACGGATGCGCCGCTGTACCGCTCCGCAAAATTGGACTCGCCAGATGTTGCGTAGTAGTGGCCGATCAGCATATCTTGATTTGCCAGAGCCTGTGCGTCCTGGTCCTTGATTGCCAAATTCCACAGTTTCACCGCCGCTACGTCCCCTGCATCCAGAGGGATAGGGTCGAAGCTCTGGGTGATGACTGGTTTTGTGAGTGTGGTCCAGGTGTTCCCAAAAATGTCCTTGATAGACTCCTCGGACCAGTCCATTTCCTCGTCGGACTCCTCAACGCGCTTTCCAATGGCGGACCATACAGGTTCCTCCGGTGTTCCAGTATTCAGATATGCAATCAGCAGTTCACGGGCAATCGTGCGCCCTTCTGTGGTGTTAAACTCCAAATCTGCCAAAGTGCTCACTCCTTTCAGACATTGACCTCATAGGCCAGTCTCATTAAAATTTGATAGTCCTCATAGCCGTCTTCATAAGCTGCGAACTTAGAGGATTGTGTGGTCGGCTCGACTTTCAAAGCGTTGATGCCATCTCCCAAATCGGGGTGTTGGGTCCTTGCCCAGTCCCCAAAATGGTTCAGCATTTCGTCTGCTTGGAGCCGCTTGTCGTTGCTGCTCCCCGGTTTAATCCGGTAGATGATCTTGAATTGGTATTCCGCCTGATACCCGCCGATAATGTATTGCTGGGTGATATACGTTCCTTGGATAGTAGACAGAGCCATGGCCGCATCATCTCCGGCGGCATCATCGATGTCCAAAAACTCGTACTTGATAACTGTCACAGGCTTGTCCGGAAAAGTATTGGCCCACACCAGCATAGAGCGAGAAATGCGGTCAACTTCCTCCGAAGATGCCAAAATTTTCTGCTTTTTATCCTCGAAGATATCGCTTCACCGCCTTTCCAAATACTCGTTCCCATTTGCCCTTGTTTTCCGCTTTGCTCGCCTCAAACCAATGTGATTGCGCCTGCGAGTGCATAGCTTTGTTGAAAACCAAGTCTTTATCAGTGAGAACTTTTGTTGCTCCGTAAGATGCATAACTGCTGCCTGTTGCCGGGTCTATCATCAATTTGCCGTAGTATAAATAGCGAGATTGTGGGCCGGGATAGATAATCCTGGATTCCTCTACTTTTGTTCTTCGGTCGAGATTGCCCGTTAAGGCCGGAACGTATGGAGATGTATCCTTTTGTGCTTGGATAGCCATCGCATAAACAGCCTTTTTGCTTGCTGCTTCCAAATGCCCCGTCACAGTTGGAACAATATTGGAGCTGACATCAAAGCTAAACATCAGTTCCCACCAACTTCCCAATGAGACATCTCGCCGCCGAAGTCCTTTAAATCCACAGTGTTGACATTGTAGACATCATCGTATGCGGCATCGATCTTCTGAGCAGACCAATTAGGGTGGACGGCCTCTCCTTTTACAAAGAAGGTGTTTTCTCCAGTGGAAAGCGTCCAAAGCCCGCTCTTGTCCTCTGCCCGCCAAAATTCAATAGGCCCTACATACTGCTTTGGCTCACCAGTCACCCCGTCTACGGCTTCAACGCTGGTCGGAATATAAAGGTTGACTGCATCCGCTCCAACCAAACCGCTTTCGTTAACGTTTTTGGCCTTGACAGCATCCAGCAGAACTCCTCGCAGAATGGTAATATGATTTGTAGTTGTTTCCTCAAAAGTGCTAGGGTCCTCTTCTGTCACCACGTTATAGAGCGTCACAACATGGGGGAACACAGCCACACCCCCTTCCACGATACAGGAGGCCCGTACTGGACAAATACTGCGCTGCAACAGATGCAAGAGATGCTTGTGCTGCCTGTGCCGCTGTCGTGGCCTGCTGTGCGCTCTCGCCTCCGCTCCGGTAGGTCTTGGACCAGCTGCCCACACTCTGGCTTTGCAGCTCTCCGCCCTCTCCGACGTTTGCGGAGTTTTGGAGAGCGTTCAGGGCTGCTTTGCTGGCGAGATCGATGCTCTGGTACTGCTCTGCAACAGCACAGCAGGCCATTTTCAAGGCCTCCAGTTCCTGATTTTTGCCTGCCCGGCCCTGCGTGTAATAGTCCAAAAAGCTGCTTGCACGCAGGGCGAGGCGCGGAAAGTCGGTCTCCTGAATGGCGGTGCCCAGGTATGTATTTTTGTAATACGGATAATCTGCGTAAGCCATCAGGAGTCCTCCTTACTTCTTCGCACGGGCTTTCGTCTTAGCCTGCGGCTCAAACGTCGCTCCAGTAAAGCTAAATTTCACCACACTGGAATCATCAACAAGCACTTCAAAGGTATCGTCCTCAATTACTCGGAATATGATGTCGGCATCGAACGGGATGTTTTGCTTTGTGGGGGAGCCATTTTTCTTGAAGGTCATTTTTGACCCGGTTTTGGTCAGATGGAACGGGAAATAATACCCGCTCTGCTCCTCCGGGGTGCTGCTGAACTCTGTATAATCAGAAACATAATGAAATGTGCCCGTTACAGCGCCGTTCGCATAAACCTTCAGGTCATCACCCACAAGATCGGAAACCTGTTTCCCCAATAGGGTCTGACCGCTGGGGAATAGCGTTAGGGTGTCAGACCCAATTAACCCCCCGCCGGTGCGTAGACAGCAAAAGGGAAAGCCTTCGTGTTCCCGACGTTGTAAGCATTGATAGGATTGGGAATCTCCCAGCCCAGCCGCATGACGGCACGCAGGGCCACCATGTCGTTCTGCATCAGGTTATAGAGGATGTTTCCGGTAGTGGGGTCCTGTACCACGCCGCTGTCAAAAATCTTGAAAGTCATGTCCTGCCGAATGGCATAGACCAGCTGGCTCCAATCGCCTACGATGGCGAGGGATTCCTCCGGGTCGTAAGCCCCGTTCACAGGGAAATACATGCTCATGCCGTCCAGCGCGTAGCGGGTATCGCCCTGCATATCGGTCTTGAAAATGGGCTGGCCGTTCTTGTCCACAAGGCCGCGCAGCTTGGCGCGCATCTGAATTGCGGCCATCACGCCGTTGGGAATATAGCCGCTCTCCTCTACCTTGGCAATCACGCCGCCCTCGCCCATAATGTCTTTGAAAATGTCGTTTGTGGCCGTAACGACAGCGCCTGCGGTGATGGCCGAAGGGACAAGGCCATCACGCCAAGAGGTGGGTTTGTCCGTGCTGTACAGAATAGCGGCGTCGATAACCTTGCCAAATGCCTCCTGAAGGCGGGGGCGCACCTCACCCCAAATGTCGTAATCGCTATCATCCAACACGGCCTCGGGGATAGGCACGATAACAGCGATCTCCTCGGCGTAGATTTTCTTCTTGTCCCACGCCATATTCGTGGTTTTTTTCAGAGATGCCTTGGAGTCGGACGCGCCAGTTGTTGCCTCGCCGTTGACGAAGTAGGCAGTGGGCAGAGCATCCAGCACATTGAGGGTCTGCGTCTTACTAGTCATGTTGGGCAACCGACGGGCCATCCGCAGCACAGCGGATTCCGTTACGGCACCCTGGATAATCTCACGGGTCACGGGCTCCGGGATAAGCCCGGAAAGTTTGCTTCTGTCGATAATATCAACAGCCATTTAGGTTCTCCTTTCATTTCAGTACGCCCCGGATCAGGGCGTTCATTACGTCGTTTTCTCCTGTTTTGGGCTTTCCGCCGCCCACAGGAGCGGTCCAGTCAAAGGTAGTTTTCTTGCGGTCAGCGGTTAGCTCGTCCACGGCCTGTTCGAAGGTTTTCTTATCGTCCACCATCTTCCCGGCCTTAAAGGCGATAAACTCGGCCTCCTCGCCGGACAGGCCCTTTTGGGCCAGATACAGGTCCCGCTTGAGTTGGTCCCGCTCCGCCTCTGCGGCGGTCAGTTTCCCGGCCAGCGTGTCCCGCTCTCCGGTCAGCTTGTCCCAGCGGTCTTTTTCACCGGCCTGCCCGTCCTTCCAGGTCCGGTAGGCGGTCAGTTCTTCCTCGCTGGGCATTCCCTTCATGGCTTTTGCAAGCCGTTTGCCGATCATGGCATCCACTTCCGCCTGAGTGAAGGTTTTCTCAGGCGTGGGCTCCGGCGCAGGGGCCGGGGTAGGGGTATTGATAGGTTCGCTCATGGTATTACCTCCGTTTATTGTCAGGGCCGTCGCCCTGCGGTTTTACGCCTCTCGGCAATTAGTAAGCTACTTTCATACGTTCTCGTTGCATCGGCAACCTAGCCGCCTCGCTGAACGACTTATATTCTGCGTTTAGCCGCCGGATACGGGCCGTTACAGCTTGGTAATCATCTTCCAGCTCTGCGGCCTTATATGCGGTTTGTTCCCGCTTCAGCTTGCGGACGGTGCGTTCTATTTGACGTTGTTTTTGAGTGGCTGTATATCCATCGTACTGCCTGCCTTCAAAAGATATCTCCCGATTTTTCCCTTTCATCGCGTTCAGATCAGAGTTTGAATAGGTCGGCTCCATGACACCCTCAACAAACGGATAAAAGTGGTGGCGGCAGTTCCATCCGCCTAGACCAGGTCCGGTACCATAACCCGTAGAAGCGATAAAATCAGGATATCTCCCGCTGGATTGCTTCGGTTTTGCGCTCCATCGGTAAATCTTCCCTTGCCAGCTCTCGTGGTTTTCCGGCCCGGTTCCGGTGTTCCGCGCCCCGATATGAGCAGAGACCTCAACCAGATCAGTTTCCAAATAATCCATGCCTTGCTCCGAATACTGTTCGCAAAGCTGATTGATACCAGTCATAATAGCGCGGCGGACTGCAACGTCAATCTGGTCCATGTGACCGCTTTCATATTCCGCTGTCTTGATGCCGCTGTCTGCAAGCTGCTTCACGGCACCTCTAATTGCCTGATTGTAGCTGATTGCACCGCTCTGTATCTGCAACACGGCATTATCAAGTGCCCATTGGTAAGCACTTGCAGGCCGGAGCAATGTCCTTCCATTGTCGAGCAGGAAAGCCATTGATTGCGTAATATTTCGGAACGTTTTGCGAGTCTGCTCATAAATGGCATAGGTATCTTCGATGCTCAACAGTGTTTTTGGCGCGGTCACATCTGCTATCTTTATCAATTCAGAGTAATACCGCTGGTTCCACTCCACCACATCGTCCAACAGCTCAGTCAGATTCTTTTCGCTGATGTTGGTTGTTCGACGAATCGCACGCTCAATCTCCTGTTGGCTGATACCGTGAGACCGGAGTGCTTGGATGTCCAGCACCGTTACTTCGTTTAGCTCCCCTGATACTTTAAGCCTAGAACAAATTTCCTCTAGTAGCGTGTTTTCAAGATTGCGGTATAGCTCGGCCAGCTCTTCCGGGAGGGCATCGAGAAGTTCCGGGGTAAATGGATACCTCATTCAATTTCTTCTTCCTCCTCGTCCGTCATATCCTCCATTTTCGGCAGCATCTTCTTTGCTGTGGCTTCGTCCTCGTTATACCACTTCATGCGGTACTCCCAATCGTTCATAATACCCGCCGCTAAATCCTGCCTGTCATTATTTCGTTCTGTTGTCTTGTCCTCGATGATGCTATCATCGAAATCAATAGTGACCTCCGCATCCTCATTCAACCCGGCACCCATGGCCGTGTTGCCCAAGCGAAGAATAATCCGGCACAGTTCTTTGATGGCGCTCTCCAGAATGATTTCATGCTTCTTGATGGTGCGGAACATGGTGGAGTTTTCACTGATGACCTGGGTGGCGGTAGTGATGTTCCCACCGTCAAAGCGGTAATAAGTCTCCCCGAAACCACACTTGCTGGACAGCAGATTAAGCTGTGTCTGCACCCCCTGGGTGTGTTCCGCTGTCCGAAGGTTCATGTCGATGGGCTGAATGATGGCCCCGCCCTCGATGTCTTCCGGAAGCACATAATAGGCCAGATCATCAGGGTCAAAAACCGGCTCCCCGTCCAAATACTGTTGTGCGGAAGGCTTGACCATCACCCGCTTTTTCCCCAGCACGAACTCATTGACGTAGCTGTCAAAAGCAATATCTACGCCCTTCATGCTGTCGATGGCGTTAGCGTAGACCGAAATCCCAAGTGGAATGGAGTAATCGAAGTTGTTGGCGATATTAGGCCGGTCAATGACGAATTGCCTCCGGTCGCTGCCGGTGTGGACAACAGGGGGCACCCTCTCAAAGCCCTGCACGGAGGTCAGCTTTACCTCAGTATCTACGTTCTGGTTCCGATATGTATACAGCCGGTTCTCAATGTTGTACAGGCCGTCGACCTTCCGGTGGATTTGCAGATAGCAGTAATCTTCCCCGTTTACGTTGACGATGCTGTCAAAGGCACATTCAGTAATAACGCCATTCTGCCAGGACAGGGGCCAGATATGCTCCACCGTTACGTAGTCGATGACGATATCTGTGGCGCTGCCAGGAACCGGGCCCGCTTCCGTGACCCCCATGCCCACCACGCGGGGGATAAAAGCCACCGTTCCAAGAGCGAAGGCCATTTCCTGCATCTCGTTGGAGCGCACGCGAAAGTTGTTCTCCTTCAGGACCCGGTCAATAAACTCCTGCTCCTTTGTGCCATCCAGAGTGATTTCAACCCTCTCATTCATGAGAAGATTTGCCCAGTCCTCCGGGATTTTCTTTCCCATGTTGAGGGTGTACCGCTTGCAGCGCACCATCCCGGCCCCGTTTCGTACCCGGTAACGGTGGAACCCCTTCACGTCGCCCTCATACCAAGACTTCCACTCTTGCACCTTCGTGTAGAACTCCTCCGGCACGGTGGAGTAACCAAGTTCTTTCAGTTTTTCGATAATGTTCATGCTGTTACTCCCATTTTTCGGAATACTCGCTCCAAAGCGTACCGTGTGGCATCAATCAGGTGATTGTTCTCGTCAGGATACCCGCTGATGATCTCTCCATCCTTATTACGCTCATACTCATAGTTCACAAATTCCTCATAAGCATGTGGCGTTCTGCGGCGGTCAATAACGATCTTTCGGCGTTGCAGCCACTTCATACCGTACTCCACACTACCCGGCCCCTTTATTGCTTCCTTGGCGGGGAGTCCCATGGCTCTGAAATCTGCGGCGGACTTAGGCTCCGCGCTGTCGCAAGTGATATAAGCGTCTTTGTATCCGCGCTTCAAAATCACGCCCGCACTAGCCTCATTTGTCAGCTTGTTTTGGCATATCTCATCAATCATGTAAATGGTCTCATGTGCCCGGTCGTAGTGAAGGCGGATAAAAGCGAAAGGGTCAGGGAACCAGCCCCAGTCCACACCCTGGTAAATCTTATCGAAGGAAGCAATCTCTTTGTCGGTAATCTCTCGCAGTTCCAGGTTGTCAAAGACGTTTCCGCCCGTTCCAACCGGAATTCCCAAATACTCATGCTGGTAAGCTCGCTCATCCGTTTCTTTCAGGTGTTCAGCCTCAAACAGAAACTGCTCTCCCAACCACTCCGGCGGCGCTTCCAAGTATGTACTCTTGTGGCACAGCCTGTCCGCCCTCTCCTTCAGGCTGTCCTTGTTGGCCCAGTTGTCCCGGCTGATTGGCGGGTTGTAACTCTCAAAGTTCCAGAACTTGGAGCCGCCGCGCATGGTAGATTGTAAAATGGTCCGGATTTCAGCCCGTCCAGCGAATTGGTCCTTCTCCTCAAAGTGAGTAACGGCAATATACCCAAACGGCACTTTGATAGATTTGATCTTCATGGGATCATCAGCGCCCCGGAACATGATCTTTTGCCCAGTCGGCTTATATACAAGTTCCAACGGCTGCACCTTGGCTATCCAGCAATCAGCCATGCCAAGTTCACTAATCGCCCACAGGTATTGAGCATATACGCTATCTCGCAAAGTATTTCCGACCTTGCGGAGCACTAAGGCGTGGGTATTAGGGTTGGTTAGTAGAATTAACGGCACAAGCAGGGACACGCAGGAAGATTTCAGAGACCCACGCCCGCCGGATAAGTCATAGTGAGTGTGTCTGTGTCGGAATACATCACGGGCCAGCAAATGAAATGCGGGGCCAAGTACAGTAGATAAGCGCACTTCAGACATCTATAATCACCTGCACCTTGTCCTCTTTCCCCTCACCCTTGATGTCCGTCCACTTGTCGATCAGCGTCCCCAGGGCCGTCGTGATCTGCGCAGGTGTGGCCTCCGCCAGCTTTTCAGGATCGTTGAGCGCGGCAAGGCCCTTTCCGATGATTTCGCACACAAGCCCCTTCTGGCTCTCCATGTAAGCGAGAATGTCAGCAGTGTTTTCTTCTTTTTTCTGTGCTACTTTTTGCTCAATATCGCTACATTCAAGGACAATTCTCTTTACCGTCCCATCTGCAATACGGTTTTTCCTTGCTGTAGCGCGATAGCTGCCGGTCTCCAGATAATCAGCCACTATTTTCTTTTTCTGCTTATCCGTCAGCCGTGCAGCCATATCACCACCTCAATCAAAAATTCCCCGTACCCGACCCTCCCATCATTTCAGCGAGACGGGCACGCCCTTGTATCAAAGCTCCATATTGGGGTAAACTGTTTCCCAAACGTTCACATGGTAAGTATTGACTTCGCCATAATTGGCATCGAAAATCTTTTTAACCCCATAGCCCTGCCGTTGGCTCTCAAGCTTGATCCTCCGCCAGTCAAAAACCTTATATGATACTCCATTCAGATGTGCCACTCGCTTGATGGAATACCATTCCTTGCTCCTATCCAGTTCTGTCTCAAGGGCCATGCGCTTTTCTTCTGCATCCGCAAGCGCTCGAAGCGCAGATGGATAATCTCTCGGAAGGACAGCATTTTCACTGGTGATCTTCTCCCGCATTATTTCAAAAGCCGTCACATAAGCCGCAGTGAACAAGACGCCCTTTTCCCCGGTCATCTTGTTTGCAACCATGTCGCAGCCCTTCTTTGTGAGAAGATAGCAGGGAAGTGTTCTACCCGTACTGTCTTGATACACATGCGGAATGAAGAAATCACTAGGCGCAATTTTGCGCTCAGCTTCACTGCCCCCAGATTTGGGGTGAGTATTTTCAGACAGAATTTTGGCGTATCCTGCAATATCCCGGATAAGGTGGTCATGCCGTTTCCCAGTCATCTCAGCCACATCCCGGCTGTCCACAACATTCTTGCCGTTTGAATTGAATACCAGAAGTTCTTTCATTTGAGGGTTCTCCTTTCGTATATGTCAGGAGAGGCGGCGGGAGATCACCCCGCCATGCGTAACCCCTCAATATTGATCTTTCCGCCCCCGTCTCCTGCAACTGCGAGGCGGCGTATGTGCGCTTCCCGCTTAGATTGTCACACCTGCGTCATATGGATATGCCATATGGTACTTTACCCGATCCGGTACAGGTAGTTTTCAGCGGGATAGCGCCGGGGCAGGTCATAGCTGCCACCGCTTCCGCCTCCATGACAGGCGGGCGTCACTTTCCTTCTCCGGGGCTGTCAGACGCTGTAGACTTCCCAGTATAGTGTCTTTCCACAGTCAGCTCCTTGGCCTTTGGAGCGCATTGTCTAATGCCCGTAAAGGACGATGTTGCCGCATGGAGGGCGCGACCCTCCGGCCCTGATATGTGGGCTGCATCGTGCTGCGGCATATATTCACTGCTTCTATGTAATCCGATATGCGGTATCACATCACAATTACTATACGAATCTTCGTCAGCTATCCTGTTACAATCCGGCCTTGTCCTAAGACAGTCGGAACCGCACCTACATCCGTCAGCCTCGCAGGGGTAAGCCAGTTTCATCGTATAGCAATCACGGTACATCTCAACCCCTCCGCCGGTGTCGTCGGTCGGAACCGTTTTAGTTTATTGAGCCGGGGTCAGCCAATTAAATATTCTTCGCCCTGCCGCTTTCGCACAGCGCACAGGGAAGGCCCGTTTTCTCTTCGTGGAGCTGTGGAACCATACATCTGGCACGGGTGGAAGGCTCTGTTCCCCCAACCTCCGGTTTTGGAGACCGGCGCTCTCCATTGAGCTACACCCGTATATTGTTTGAGCGGGTGAGGATTTGCACCTCACATGAGTGGATTGCTACCTAACGCCCGTCGCGCATTACAGCGGCCTGCAAACCCGAGGGATAATACCCGTTCCGCCAGCAGGATAATAGGTGCCACCCTACCCGTCACCATAGCGTCTACCTATTCCGCCACCGCTCAGTCGTTATCTGCTCCGTATGTCGGCTTCGATTGCGAAACTCTGGAGCAGGTTAACGTGAAGGGAGTCCCCCGGCAGGAAACGTACAAGAGAGGCACTCCTTTCCGTTTAATATCTGCTTACTAGATACCCTGCCGGGGGAGTGGGTTGTCCTTTGGGCCGTGGTTGGTCACAGCCCGAAAGGGGAGGAAAAGAAGGAGCATGGGGATGTCACTCCCTCATGCTCCATTGTCGCATAGTCTTCGCTTTTAATTCCCACTTTTGTGGGAACCACTGCCCAGGTTTTTTGTGATGATGAAAGATTACACCCTATGTACAAATGGGAAGTTTGTTCTCCCCAGCAGATAGTCCGTACTGACCCCATAATAATCCGCGATTTTATATAGGGCATCCATAGACGGCTCTACTTCTCCTCGCTCATATCTTCTCAACATATCCGGGTGCAATCCCATCAGTTGTGATGTAACTGTCATGCTCCGAACTGGCCGCATGGACTCTCGCAACTTTCTCAGCCTTTCCGGGAACTCACCCATCCATATCCTCCTTCTTAATCCACCACCGTCCCGCGCAGCGGTGGGCGGTAACGCAGGCGGTGGAAATCTGGCAGGGGCGAACACCAACATCTTCTGCGGCAGATTTGATCGACGGATACTCCTTCCGCTGGCCGTGACGATCAATGGAGATCACTTCGGTTTCGGTCATTGTCTACCTCCCTCATACTGTCCGCCCTCCCCGTCGTGGATGTTGCCGATGACCTCACATTCGTAATGACACCAAGCATTCGGGAAACTTATGTAATACTTGTCCTCTCCAAGCGTTTCCCACATCCATGCACACATGTCCCACTTCACCATGACATTGACCGGATATTCAAGCGGGGGAAAGAAGTATGCCCCAAGTCCGTCTGACTTCTTTGCTATCTTTAGAACATCCCCCTCAAAAATTTTCTTCCCGTTCTTGTCGGTCAGGCCGGTGTACTGGCAGACCGTGGAGGGGTCAACTTCATCGGACACCCGACATCCGTTATTATACCAATGAATAATGACGCTATCTTGAAGATTATTCAGATCTCCATATACCCATTTCCCGTCTCTCCACCGCTTGGCTTTAAAAAGGATTTCTCTCATTGGGTACCTCCGATGATTTCGTTCAGCTTGACGGATTCGCCGGGACGGAGGGATGGGAACAAGTCTTTATCAATGTCTGTTATCCATCCGCAGGTATTGTTACTCAATCCAATTACTCCGCTGTCTTTAATTCTTTCTACATACTCCGCCTTTGGATAAAGCATGTGAATTGCTCTAAAAAGTTCCACCTCCTGCACCGTCCAGCGGGGCTTGCGGATGATGCGGTCGGGGTGGTTGATAAGCTCACATACTCGGTCAGCATCCATTACCGATCCGATGTTTGTCCGTATGATGCCAAATAAATCTATATAGGCGTCTTTGTACGAGCGAGTGTCAAACTTCTCTTCTGGCTCTACCCCCAGCACCTCGCAAATTCTCGGTTTGTCCATGTTGGCCTCCTTCCTTTTCACCCAATTTTTGCACCCTTCCTGCGGGTCAAAGTCCTTCTCAATTTCACACCCAATGCAGTTAAAACAAGTGCGTGGTTCATCATCCTCAACCACCTCGAACCCCATCAGGCGGGCGGCTTCGTAAGGGTTGGCTCTTACGTATTCATGACACGGCTTCTTTGTCCCTGCGTATTGCTGCACGGGTTCCCGAAGCTCGCAATAGTCGCAATCTTTTTTGCTATCGCAAAACTGCTCTAATGCCTGTTCAATGGTAAGTGCGACTTCGCCCGTCTTACTCCGAAACTTCATGGTCGGCCTCCTTTCGCTGGCCGTAGGAGCAGAAATCATTTTCGTAAGTTCCGCCTTCCATTCTGTGTCGCTCACATTCACCAGCACAGTGATTTTCCCACTGCCTAGTGTATCTTCTCCAATATTTACACTCCCGGCACCTGACCACAGGCACGGCGTCGATGGTGGGGGCATGACAAATCAAATTAAGAAAATTACGGTTACAGTTACGTTCAATGCCAGTTGCCCCTTTATATTGTTTCTCAACTTCGTCATAAATCATGTCAACATCAGCTAATCTCATGCCCGTCCTCCTCGTCCATGCGAGCGCCGCACGTTGGACAGTATGGCATATTCTCAAATGTTAGCGGCTGTGTTCCAGCACAAACAGAGCACCTAACTCTTGAAATGATTCCGCTTGCGGTTGAAACCCTTTCCCATCTTCCGTGCCTCACCTCCGCAACGTCGGCGGCGGGGATACGAGTTATCACATCATTGGCACACTGGCAATACCCCAATGCCCTTATCAGCGCGTTCAGCGCAGTTACCCTCTCGATGTACTCCTTCATTCGCTCCACCTCCGTTCGTGATCGTCCACAATCCGTTGAATGATTTCCAACTCTTCATCTGTCAGCGTCCGGTTCCACGCAATGGAGAAATCGCCCGTACACCGATTCGGGCAGGCCGTACACTCGCAACGGTTGGCGTTGCTGGTATCATTCACCCTGAATGGGCAGCTGTGGTTATAGCAGTCAGTTCTAATCCCTAATTCCCGTTCGACAAATTCAGTGGGATACATCGGCGGTATAGTTTTATTCTCCATCCTGCTCCCTCCGTAGTGCGGCCTCTTCGCGGGTCAGGAAAACAGTTTTTCCGAAATCTTCAGGTATCAAATAACCGTTCCAAATCGGATATGTAATCTCTCCATCTGCGTTAATTTGTACGCCATCAAGACGGCTTACGCTCGGGCAATCATCACCTTTGCGCCACTGATAGATAGTTTGATCTGGCTTTGCAGGCAGCACCATGCACCGCCCCTCATCGTCAGCCTGTTTGAGTGTGCGGAGGCGGTCAATGGGGCCGAGCTCCTTGTAAGCGTTGAGTTCATGCAGAGCGCAAGCGATTTTCGCCATATCCATGGCAGAAATGATTTCCTCCGGCTCCAAGCGCGTGTCCTCGTAGGCGGCGAGGCGGTTAATGGCAGCTTCTATCAAAGAGTAGTCGCCGTACCAATCAGAGTTTTCATACAGATCATTGATAATATCAGCAGCAAAGTCACTCAGCCGTTCCATGTCAGTCCTCCTCATACTCCGGGTGTACGCCCATGCAACAGTCAAAGCAAATCCAGCCAGTGGGAGAACATTCATCTCTCACCATCTCGCTCTGCTCATGCCGTTCCCCACAGATACCGCACTTTCGGTAGTATTTACGCTTTTTCATGTCAGCCCTCCTCGCCGTCCCACTTCCATGCGGGGCAAAGTTTGTGCAGGTCCTCTACTGCCGCATCCCTTTCCCGTTTTACCCGTTCCAGCTCGGCCAGTACAGCATCCCGGTCTTTCTCCGCGGCGCATCCGCCCTCTGCGCAATGGCCTTTGCGGTAGTTTTCCAGCTCGGCCTGCACAGCATGGCAAACCGCCTTTTCTTTCTGATACATTTCCCGCAGCTTCTCGTTTTCGGCCTGGAGCGTGGAGAGGGCGGTCAAGCACTCCACCATATCATGAAACGTCTCCTCCGGGTTGTTCTCCACCGTACTGTACCCGTGGTAGTTATGTTTCAGCCGCTCAATCAGCTTCTCAATGTCCATCAGGTGTCTTCCTCCCCCTCCGGCTCGTAGTAAACAAAATCCGTCCCTGCATTTGGCTTATGCAGTGCCAATGCCACAGGGTCAATGCAGTTATAGCACGGGGCCTCAACGGTCATTTTGTTTTTGTGCCTGCAGGTTCTGCATGGCGGCACATCTGCTCTCTGGCCGTCTGCCCTGATTTCATAGTGCCCTTTCATGCTTCTCCCTCCGGCGGGCGGCGGTAGGCAGTGACTCCGTCATCTTTCATCTCATCGTTGTCGTAATATTCATTTCTGCCCCCAAGATTACTGGTGAGAATTACGCAGTTGGCCGTTTCCACCACTTCAATCAACGCCCACATTTTAAGTGGTTCATACTGATCATCGACGATAAGATACACCGGCTCCCCGTCCATCTCCCGCAGTTCCTCCAGCGTCAGCGGCTCGTTCGGCGGGGTGAGGGTGGGCGTGAAGTAATCACACCCATCCGTACAGAAACAGCTTGCGTCCTGCGATTCTCGGCTCGCCCACAGCGCACATACCTTTTCGTGCAGGCACTTCTTGCAATCAAACTCTGCCATCTTTCAGCGCCTCCAATCTCTCCATCACCATCTGCACGGCTTCGTCCGTCATGGGTGCGCCGCAGTGGGGGCAGAAATTTTCATCTTTCACATAAAGGGCTATCGCAAATGCTTCGTGCCCACACTTTGAGCATTTAACAACAGCAAAGTGGTCTGTTTCGGTTGTATGGCTATAATTCCACTCACCCCTCCACACCTTCTCCACCTGCTCCTTACTGACGGGGCGGAGGGCGGTGAGGATAGTGTCCAATACAAGCTTGAACGACACAGCCATACCAGCCGCTATAAACGAACCTTGACCCTCGTATTCATCGGTCAGTTCTTTAAGGCTATCATTCAAAATTTTAGCTTTTGCGATTGCTTCTTCCAGCTTCATAGTTGGGCCTCCCTCTCCATCTTCTCTTTGACGGCTGACAGGATGAAATCCCGGTTCAGCACATACAGGTCCGTAATTCCGTGCTCCTTGCACATCTTGATGATCTCGTCCATGATGTAGTTTTCGATATCTTCTTTCCAGAGGACAACCGCCTGTATCGTTGCAGAGGCCACGGTGTTTCCATCCTCGTCTGTTCTGAATTGCAAGGCTGGGTCCCCAATGTCAACATATTCTCCCGGGTTCTTCATTCCATCCCCTCCAGCATCTCCATCTCCTCCGCGCTCAGGATCGGCGCGCGAGTGTTCCAGGCCAGGCGGGCTTCGTGTTCCGTCTTATACCATCCGCTGTTCGTAAAGCATTTCATGCAGATCACATTTCTGCGGACATTTGGCTGATAGTAGCGTTCGTTCCGCACTCTTGCCTGTCCTTCGCACATAGGACACGGCAGCAACACCCCCGCATCTGTCAGCCGCTTGGCCGCTTCATGGTCGCCCAGCAGGGCGCGTTTTTCGTCGCTCAAAACCATCTATAGTTCAGCTCCTCATTTAGCATTGACCATCGGAAAATTTTATCGTCTTGGTAGATCAGCCCATCGTCCTCCATCTGGAAGCGCCGGTCAAAGTCGTGTACGGTATGGCCGTCCGCCTTGAACGTCACCGGGCTGTCACTGTCCCATTTCAGCATGAGCGCCCACAGCTCCGGGTAGTTCCTGCGGAGTAGCCGAAGCTGCCCCACGCTCTGATTATGGCAGAACCAGCAGCCTCCCCTCGTGGCTGTTGTGTAGATTGGAGACAGTAGGTCTTGGCCCTCGCACCAGCAGCGGCAATCAGCTTCCGTCCAGCCCGCCTCTACAAGAGGACTTCTCTTTTTGTCAGATAGGCTGTGAAAGCGGTTCGGCTCGTCGACGGCGATGCCCAAGTATATGATATTGCCCTTTGTCTCGACCTTATCTAGCCCCGGCATTTTCACGTCGCTGTTACAGTAAGGCCCACTAGGGAACGGCCATCCGTAGATTTCTCCCGGCCGCTTGTTCCCTCCCAATACCCGGTAAAATGCTTGCTCGTATGTAAGCCGCCCTCGGACATGCTCCACCTCAATCCCCCACCGCTCCCGGATAATCTTGTCCGCCTTTTCCTTAAATTCCACCATCGGCGGAAGATCGGCTGGGATGGTGTCGGTGGCCCATACTTCTGCGTGGACGATGCGGTCAAGGGGCCAGCTCAGCTGTTCGATGGCCCCTAAACATGCGAGACTATCTTTTCCGTAAGATAGGGATAAAATATATTCCATAGGCGTTCCTCCACGTCTGGAGGTGGCCGGCCTTTAAAACGTTGCCTCCTATGGTTTTATTTAAAATTTGGGCAGCTCTCGATGGCGTATGTAGTCACCCAATGCTTTACACCGCCCTGGCATCTGCCGACAACAAACGTCCGTTTCTTGGCCGTCCAGCCCGGTACTGGCTTTTCCTCACGCAGCCAGGGACACTGGCTGATCGGACAGCAGCAATCCATGCAGGGGTTGGCTGAATACCGCCGGATGGGGACCAGATATTGTTCAAGTTCGCCCATAGGGCCTTACCTCCACCTGTATGCTATCGTTTTCCCAAAATTCGTGAGAAACTTTCCGCACCCATTCCCGGTTGTCGTCCGGCAGTATGTAGCCTTTCATGGCGTCTAAAAATGCCTTGCCCATGGCGGCGTGATTGTCCACGTCCAGGCCATCGTTCCAGCGAAAAATGACTTCGACAGGGCCTTTGACGAACTGTTTTCGGATATGTGCCTTTTTCATGGACCACAGCGCCAGAGAGTGGAGTTCTTCTGCGTCCCGCTTCCGCTGCGACCAATGTTTCCCGGCATAATACGCATTCAGGCCAAACCGCTTGTTCCAGGCCGCTTTTCCCCTTTTGGTGGGCGGATACGGAATTTCAAAAATCAAATCCCCATCCTCCTTGCCAGCTCTTTCAGGGCTGCCTCGTATTCGTCCGGCGGCAATCCCTGGAGCTTTTTCTTCTCCCGCTCATAGGCGGTCCAGTCAGCGTTCCCAGCCGTAGACTCCATCGCTTTCTCCCTTCTTTGTGTACCGGCGGCACCGGGCGTCATAGACCAGCTGTATGTTGGCTGTGGAGCCGTAGGACCGGTTCTTTAGGATGCTCAGCCCGGCGTCATACCCATAGGCCGCGATATCCTTTTCTTCCATCCGTTCCAGCGAAAAGGCGTTGTCCGCCCGGTTTGTGATGTCCGCCGACCCGCCGATGTCGTCCGCGGTCAGCAGCTTCTTTTTGTCGTTGTCGCCCTTCCGGGGGTGTGCTACCAGATGCACGTGCACCTCGTTTTTCTTGGCGAACTCCACCAGCCGCCCCGTGAACCGGCTCTGCGCCCGATAGAAGTCCTTGTCGCTCTGGTCGCTGAATCGGGCGGTCATCAGATTGTCCACAAGGAATACACAGCAGCCGAACCGGCGAATAGCATACTCGAACACGGAAATGATACTGTCCTCGTCCCCAGCACCAGCCACCCGGTTGTCGTACAGGAAAAACTTTCCCTTCCACCAACCGTCGATCCGGTCCGCGATCTCCTTCGGCGTGTAGTAATACAGCTTCCCGGACACCGGGTCCCGCTTCGGCTCGATATGCCCGGCCCCGGCGGCCTGCAGCATAGCCCACTGCTTGAAGCGCCAGGCCGACAGCTCCCCGGAGTAGGCGCAGACCGGGAAGCCCTGGTCGATGGCGTTTAGAAGCAGCTGGGACAGCAGCGTGGACTTGCCGCTGCCGCGCTTTCCAGTCCACACGGACAGCTCCGATGGGGCAAAGCCTCCGATGGACTGGTCCAGTGCTTTTAGACCGGACATGACGGCGACGGATGCGCCGGGGTCCCTCCGCTCCACGTCCGCCAGGTCCAGCAGGCCGTCCATGGGCTGTTCCACGGCGCCCAGCAACAGATGATCCACGGCCTTTCTCCCGCCGGAAGCCAGCACGTCCCGGATACGGGAACATTTCCCGAAGGCCCCTTCCTTCGGCAGCAGCACGGCCACAGATGGCGTGTATTCTTTGAGGGCGTCCGCCACGGCTTCCGCCGTATCACGGTCGGACAGAGCCAGAAACACAGATGGGAAGGCACTCAGAAACGGCTCCGCATCCCGGAAGTTCTCAAAGCCCGCTCCGTAGGCAAGGCAAACGGCGTTCTGGTTGTCCAGGGCTGTCACATCCTGGGCGTCCGCCACAAACCACAACGCTTTCCGCGTGTCCATGGCGGTCTCATCGTAGAGCAGCCAGGCGGAGACATCAGGTAAACTTGGCATACGGGTCCTCCTCCCCGGCCAATGGTTCGTCATCCCAGCAACCGCCATCCAGCCACTTTGACGGGCTTGGAAAATACCTTGCGTTCTCCCCGGAATACTGCGGCCACAGCTTTTGCTGTTTCACAGCCTCCAGAATCCGCTTTACCTTCCCTTCATCCGGGTCTACCCGCTTCCAAGCGTCAAAAGCGTCTTTCTTGGCTGACTTTTTGGGATAAACATCCCAAAACTGGTCAAACCCCCAATAGTTTTTGGCAGCCCCTTCCGTTGCAGAGGGGGTAGGGGGTATATAACTATCGTTCTGATTCTCTTCCTCTCTCTCTACCTCACCCTCTACCTCTATCTCTCCCTCTATATTGCTTTCCGTTTGCTTCCGGTTTGCTTTCGGTTTGCTTCCGCCTCGCTTCCCGTTTGCTGCCTTTTTGCTTGCTTTGTCAAGTATCGGTTTTACAAGCAAAAAGGAAGCGGATGCCTGTCCTGTTAATGGCTTGCTTTCTCCCTCGAACACATAAGTACAAATCGCCGTCACAAAGGGAAGCTGGTCCTTCTTCGGAAGCACTTTTAACGCCTCCCAGAAGCTGCGGTAAAAGGTAAATTGGTCACGTTCCAAGCAGTTCACCCGCCTTTTCCCTGGTGCTGATGCAGGAAAATATATTGACTATTCGGCCCCATCTGCTGGTATAGCCATTCCTCAGCTTGCTCCTTGCTCAAATGGTTCTGTGCGGCGGCCCACTCATAGGAGAACTCTCCGGCGGCTCGCTTGGCCTCCATACGGGCCTCCAGATCGGCTCTTGTGTGGTTCGCCTCTATCATGTAGAGGTCGTAACTCTTGGCCTCAATGCCCTCCAGCGTGCCGGTGTCCGTGGCGTAGAAAAGGTGTTCTTTCCCATCGAAGATGTGCCATGCGCAGTTCGGAACGTTGTGAGGAATGAACTCCGGCCGTACAACAGCCAAACCTTTGTATAAAGCTGCATCATCTGAGTTGTATGGGGATATCACATCAACTCGGCGCTTGTCCACCCCGGCCTCCAGCAGCGGCCCGACCATCCACTCGCAGCACCCCCATCGGAGGGCGGGGCGCTCTTTTGAAAGTGCCCGCGCCGTCCGGGGGTTAAAATGGTCGCTGTGGATGTGGGTCAGTAAAACCAGCCGCAGGTCTTTCTTGACCGGTTCCAGGGCCTTGAAGGGTACGCCGCAGTCAATCAGAATTCGGCCGTTAATCACCACGGCGTTCCCCTTAGAGCCGGTGGAGATGATGTTATAGGTCATCGAGGTTTACCTGTTCATTGCCGCCGTCTCCAGTCGCGCTATCAGCATTGCTCTCGGAACCTGATTTCTCCGGCTTAACAGAGGAGGCAATGGACATATCGAAATACTGTTCGACACTGGCCGAACCATCCCGGATAGCGTTGTAGACATTCTTGAGGCGAATAACACTTTGCTGCGAGAACGCTTCTTTCTTGCAGCCGATGTAAGCTTCCAGCATCTCCGCTGTCACGCCGTACTGCTCCTGAAAGTTCTTCACAAGCGCTCTCACCATGTCCACCAGCGGCATCTTCGCATTTCCAGTGAGAGTCACATTGCACTGGCCGACTGCTGCATCAACCACATCGCCGGGAATGACCGAGAGGATGCAGGCGCGTTCGCGGCGGGCAGCTTGATTGGCTACCATCTCATAGATATCTCGGGGGTCCGTGAGGGGATAGGCCCCCCTCTTTGTCTCTCGAATATGCGGAACGTCGAATACCTTTGTTTCCCGGTAGTTGGTCTCCAAATCCCAGCAGTATGCCATAACGGTGGATTTCTTTGCTGTCTGCTCCAGTACCTTGAAACCGGCATCTACATTTCCCCAGCCTCTTGCCAGGGTACGGGCCAGATGGATAGATGGTCCGGTGATGACCTGTCCTCCGCGCGGATATTCGTACATGGCCTTCTCCGCAAGACTGGTGCGCTGGCAATCTTGCAGGATTCGGTTGTAGGCGGCGACTTCGTCACGGGGGAACTTCTTGGCGGCAATCATAGCCACTTGGACCTCCTGCGCCTCCCGACTGGCCGCCATTTCCGCCCCAACAGGGCGGGCCACGTTGTTCTTCCCCTCAAACTCTGCGATAGCTGCAGTATTCTTGGTCTCGTTACTCATAGCGGATGCCCTCCTGAATCATAAAATCTTTCAGCTTTTTCAGCTGCGTTTTGGTGGCAACGACGGAGAAGGAACAACGGTAGACCTTCTCAGACTCCACAGGAGGCTCTGTGACCGGAGGCGCAGCGGCCTCCACTTTCGCCACTGCCTCAGCCTCCCGCGCTCTCTGCTCCTCTCGGAGCGCCTGGGCCTCCTTCTCCGCCTCAATGCGCCGGTGCCGCTCCTGCACAGTGGAGATGGCTGCCGGAGCATCCAGCGACCGCTTGAACTCCACCATGATCTCCTCAGCATCGTCCATACCGGAAATCAGTTCCATGTTTCGTGCGATTCCGGCCACGAAATCCGCTAACTTTTCCCGCAGCTTTTTGGGCGTTTTCTGCTTGGCGGACGCCATATCCACAACAATACCAGCCTGCTCATACCGGGCAAAATCCACTCTTTCGGCGGCGCACAGCTCTGCGAAATACTCCCGCAGGCCGTCCGCGCAGCGCTGCTTGATTTCGCGCTCGGTGGCCTCCACCTTGCCTTTTAATGCCGCGTCCGCTGTCTTAAAGGCGTCGCTGACGCACTCTTTGTAGACAGCCTCAAACCGTTCATAGGGGCCAAGCACGGCCTTTTTGACTTCTTTGCGCTGTTCCTCCAACGCCTGAAACTCCTTATTCAGTTCCGCCCGGGCGCTTTTTACAGTTTGGATAGTTTCTTCTGTGCATACCAGGGACAGCGCCTCCTCTACGCGCTTGTCCACGGCCTCTTTCATAGATCGCAGCTGCTCCTCTATAACTGGGAGCTGCACGACCTTAATCAGTTCGTTCATCGGTTTCCTCCTTGAAATACGGCAGAAAACAGATTGGGCAAACAACTTTCTTGTGCTTTTCCCGGTTTCCATCCCAATCAATAATTTCTGCGCTGATTTTTATAAACGGTTGGTCAAAAGATGCTCCGCAGGTTTCACAGCGGTACATATCGATCTCCCCTCATTCTTCGCACCACCAAATGTCCGCCGTCTGGACGCCCAAGGATAAAGCTTCTGAGTGTCCCTTGACGGCAATGTCAATATGGTCCCCCTTGACTGCCGGACCGGTATCATCGGCTCTCAGATACACCATCCCGCCGTTGTGCTCGATCATGATGGTACTGCCCAGCGGTATAATGTCCGTATCCACGGCGCAGCTCACATACGGAGTCACGCGCCGTCCGCTGGCGGTGATGCCTGTCCCAGTCCCGCAGATGTGAGGCCGTTCCTCGCAACAATAAAAGGTGATGGTGGCACCTTCCAGCTTGTGAGACCGGGCCAACAAAGCGGCTTCGATCAGCTCATTTTCGGCGGCCTCCATCTCTTCCCCTGTCAGATAACAGCGAGTGGTGGCCGGGGTATCGTCGCCGGGGAGACTGCCGTCCTCTGCGGCGGGCGCCATCTTGTGCAGGGTGGGCGGCTCTGCCTCCACTGTCATAATCAGGTAGCTTCCCAGCCACGCCAGCAGCAAGATCAGAAACAGGAGATATGTAATCAGCTGCAACCGCCTCTGGCTCCGGCGCCGCCGCTCTTCGCGGGTCAGCTTTTTCATAAGATATGCCTCACCGCTTCCTCACGGGTGATATAGAAATGGATGCCCGTGCTACACTCGTTCCAGCGGTTTTCGTCAAAATCCAGCACAGAAACTACCGTTCCGGGGATATAGGAAAAATTGCAGTCTCTATCACTGACAGCGGCCTGCTCCAATACATTCCCCTCTAAATCCTGAATCTCCAAAACGGTTGCCTTTGAGCAGCGGCACTTCCGGCCTGCTGCGGAACTGCGCACGGCATCTTCGGTAATTTCCAGCTTTACAATGCACTCATGACCGCTGGTTTTGACCCTTGCCTTTTTCCAGCCGACAAAAGCGCCGATTTCCGGGCAGGCAATGGGATAAAATAAATTTTTTGCCTTTTCAATGTAGTTGGCCCCGAACAGGTTGGCCCCGAACAGGTTGGCCCTGGACAGGTTGGCCCCGAACAGGTTGGCCCTGGACAGGTTGGCCCCGAACAGGTTGGCCCTGGACAGGTTGGCCCCGAACAGGTTGGC